ACGCTCCTTGCCCTTCTGAGCTGCAAGTAGAGCGAGACCAGAACTGATGGTAAGGTCATACTTGGTACGCTTGTCTATCCTAAACCCTATCCAGTCCTCTAACGTCTTGTCAAAGTACATCTTACCCATCTCACCTGTGTCATAGTTAACCCCTACGTGGTGGTGTATGTACGACTCTATCGCCTGCGCGTGTGCATGGATGATGTCCTGAGAGTTTGACGGCACACCCTTGGTCTTTGATGACTGAGCCGCCCCAGATATCCTCAAATGCTCAGGCCTATCCAAGATGTACCCATCATATCCCCTCTGTTCGAAATACCTGACTATTCCGTACTTGTTGTTCTCGATGAGTAGTGGGTATCCGTAGAAGACAGCGCACATAAGTACATCCTCGTAGAAAATCTTAGCCATGTCCGGACGAGAGGCATATTCCACGACAAACATATTCGACGGCCTGTTCATAGATGTCTTGTTGTACATATGCAGTGCGCCTTTTGAGCCCCTGCCGTCAACTGTAGCATCGATGTCATACGAGTCAACACCCCCTACTCCGTAATCAGAGAATGGGGCTACACGCTTACCCCTGCTCTCTGTGAGCACATTTCTCTCCTCTGGTGGAGGCATCCAAGAGACCCTAAACCGCCCGTTTATGTCTGGGGAGAACCTCACCTCTTTGTCCTTCTCGTGCCATATGAAGTTGCCCTGTACTACAGGGTGTGGGTACATCTCCTGATTGTACTCTATCTGCTCGTATATCTTACCTATGTTGAACAGGCTGCCAGACACGCTATCCCTAAACGCCTCATCCTCAGTGAATGGAAACTGTCTTATCACCTCGTTCATTTCAGAAGAGTCGTGCCTATGACTATCTCGTTCGTTCTTGAGGTACTCCTTAGCCCCCATGCTGGTCATGTTCCCGTCCATCGTCTTTATAGGAGACTCAGGCGTCTCTACGATAGGATTGCCATACACATCAAAGAACCCCTCCAAGGCTTCATAAGCCGGGACAAAGATTCTGTACAGTCCGGATGAGGTTCGTCCGTTAGCATTCCTATTGAGCGGGTCACTCTCCTCCCACAGCTTCTTATACTCATCTCCACCCTTGCTCATGGGGTTCACCGTACTCCCCACCATAGCCTTACCCACCACGTTTTTACCCACAATGAGACAGGTACGCTGAATCCTCCACGCCTCCTTGATGTCTGCCGGGTCCTCCCACTTACCAGCCTCATCGATGTACAGCCAGTGCAGCTTCTCCCCGTCATATGCGTTGTTGGTGGTATTCTTCCAGTTCACTACAGTGTTCAAGGCCTCACCTACATAGGAGTTCTTGTTCTTCTTGGTGATTCGCTTGGATGGCTCACGAAACGCCAACTCCATACGAGGATTGGTGGTACCATCCTGAATGGGCTTGAAGAAGAATGGGTAGTTCTGAAAGATGGGGACTACCTTCTTCATGAAGATATTCTCCTGAGCATCCTTACCCGTCTTCGACTGTATACCAACCAGCTTATCCTTCACCTGCGTAGACTCATCCACTATATTTGATGAGCACATAATCGTATACCCAGAACGACGACACTTGGTGTACAGTTGGCCCAGACACCTCTCATCGGCCTCACAGGCTGCCAGATGCAGATATATCTGCTGCTGGAACTTCAAAAATCCCGGGTAACCTACATCCACCTTAGACCACTGAAGGAACATATAGTGCCTACCCGTGATGTACGTCGCCTCCCCATTATTAAAAAACCACAGCCCCTCTCTTCTACGCTTAAACTCCTGCTCTATGTACGGAGAGAAAGCTTCTCTGAACTCCTTTGGTTTGTCCATCCAGTCATCCATAGACCTGACAGACGTAAGTTCTCGCGGAACGGGTTGACGCACCCATCTCTGCTCAGACTTAGGAAGGTCATGAAACAAGATATGACCCCTCCTCGGCTTCTCAGGCATGGCTATGAGAAGTCCATGAAGCTCTATGACCTCTCCTGTCGTTCCATTGGGGTCAATCTTTATGGCGGGCTCCTTGTGACCCTCTACAGGCGCCAGTGCAGACATTAAAACTGAACGTGTACACAGCCCTCACAGCACGGACTGCTGCCCGGGAATACCGGACCGTTACTGATTCTGTCGTTTCTCTCCATGACTCGTCTGTGACGAGCTACGCTGGCTGATGGTGAGCACGACGCTAAAGCCACGCACGCTACGAATGCAACAACAATGAACTTCTTCATGACTAAATTTTATTGGTTGTTGTACAAGACGCTTGAGATGACAGGAAGTTGCCTCATAAAGATAGATTTTATTTCCTTAGCCAGCAACTGCATCTCCAACTGAGCGTGCTCATCATCCCTCACAGAGAAGAAGTGTATCCAAGAGCGAACGCTTCCACTCATGTGCATCTTAGTCTTGGTGCACATAGGCAGAATCATACGTGCCGTTTCTCTGGACACACCCTCCTTTAGCAGTAGGTCATACAAGTAGCTGGTGTGCTTTAAGTGCTCCTCCACAAGTTCATACAGGTAGTCCTGTTGCCAGCCTATCTCGTCCGTAGAAGACTGACGATTGTTATTGGACTGCCTCCTCAGCTGAATCTTCTCGAACACCTCGTCATCAACCTTATAGACGTTCTGATACCTCTGACTAAACTCTTGAAACGTAAAACTCCTATGTCTAAGGAGCTGTATAGCAATAGCCTTGCTGGTCTCTATCTCAAAAGTGAGGAATGCGTGCTCAAACGGAGACCAGTGGCCGTGCTCTATGAGGTACCTCAGTAAGCCCTCGTAATCCTCCTTCTTATCGCTACGAGAGCTGCTAACACGCGCAACCTCGACCATGTGCCTCTCAGCATCCGGTGTGATGTTTAGTATACTGACTTTCATGTAAATTCTATTGTACCCCCGACAGGGCTCGAACCTGTGACCCACAGCTTAGAAGGCTGTTGCTCTATCCGACTGAGCTACGAGGGCGTTTGCGCGACGGGTAGGACTCGAACCTACAACCTCTGGTTTTGGAGACCAGCGCTCTACCAATTGAGCTACCGAAGCAAATGAGGGTAGGCATTTGCAACTACCTACCCCCGTAAGGACTCACCCCGGGACGCTGTTCTTATGGGTAGCGTGATGAGTACTGTTTGAGCTTCTGAAAGGAGTCGAACCCTCAACCTGCTGAGTACAAATCAGCTGCTCTACCAATTGAGCTACAGAAGCAACATTCACACCCGTTGGCGTGGTAGGGACGGCAGGGCTTGAACCTGCGACCTTGATGATATAAGCATCCTGCTCTAACCAACTGAGCTACGTCCCCAGTTAGAAGCACCTTTCCGACGTAGAGGTGCAGAACGCCTTAAAAAGTTACGGGTGTGAAGTTAGAGTCTCTATTGTCCCATATGGAGTTCCACTTATGGAGAACCTTGAGCAGCATCGCCCACTCCTCCTCAGTGACTTCACCTTCAGGAAACCTTACCTCGTTCTTTAGCCAAACAGAGAACTCCTGTACACCAAGCAGAGTAGACTTTGCATGGCAGGCAGCTTGGAACTCAGCGGTATCCTTAGGTAACTCAAACCTCAGCGTTCCCTCCATTGCCGGACTTAATGCGGCTTGGGATGATGGCATTGAGAACCGAGTCCACCAACCCAAACACCTTGTTATCCTTCTCTGTGGGGGTGATGTTGATGATGACCTTAGCCAGAACCATCAGAGCCACGAGAATCTCAGTGAGGTTTGAACCTGTCAGCCAGCTTGAAGAGCCAGAAGCCGCAGCGGTCTCTTTGATGACAAATGTGGTGTCGATTACCACTCTTGAGGTCTCAGCAAATGCATTGAGACTGTCTACTACTACAAGTGAATCCATCATGTCGCTTATTTACTTGCCCTTAATTTAGGACGGTTGTTTGCCCTGTTTTTCGATGCGCTAATATATCCAGAAATCTTTCCGTTTGAATCATGGGCGGCATCTTTTCCGTCACCATTCCCGTATGTACCCTTTCTGCGATTATATCTATTCAGCTCTACGCGGTACTTCTTTGCGGCGTCAGAGCTACCGTATTTACGGTACTCCTCCTTGTAGTCTCGCTTCTTCGCTCGCATAGAGCAAAGATATATATTAACTCATAAGCAAAGATGCAGCAGCGTTTCTGTCGTTCTTCATGTCAGTCATGGCTATCCAGTTGTTGATGTCCATTCGAATCACCGGGTGCATCTCAGATAGATTCGACGTAGTAGACATCTCTGTATGAAGATTCACCGTTAAACTATGAACGCTCTTGGACGTTAAATGTAACCAATTGTCACCAAACCACACCTTAAGATAAGACGGGATGGGCTTGTATTTGCTCTTTTTAACAAACATGAGCACACCCCAGCCATTACCTATGTGATTACCCTCCGTGAGCTCCATCTTAACAGGCTCTGGATTGTTTATACCCTTTGGATGAACGCCGACGCAGTCGTATATGCTCTCTAACATAAAGTTGAGGGTCTCTTCAACAGGGAACGA